CAACGGCGGCTCTCCGTCAATTATTAGACGCAGGGACTTTATCAAATTTACCAGCAGGATTTAAACAGAGAGGTGTCAGAGTTAGAGACGAGGCAGCTCCAATACAACCAGGTGAGTTCAAAGATGTGGACGCACCAGGTGGATCTTTACGTGATGCATTCTTTCCACTACCATACAAAGAACCATCACAAACATTATTAAATCTTTTAGGTATTGTTGTCCAAGCTGGTCAGAGATTCGCGAGCATTGCTGATATGCAAGTTGGTGATGGTAACCAGGCAGCAGCGGTTGGAACAACAGTTGCATTATTAGAGCGTGGTTCAAGAGTCATGAGCGCAATACACAAAAGATGTTACGCAGCGATGAAAGAAGAATTTAAACTATTATCAAAAGTAGTATCACAATATCTGCCACCAGAATATCCATACGATGTGGTTGGTGGTGCAAGAAATATTAAACAAGCTGACTTTGATGACAGAATAGATGTCGTGCCAGTAGCGGACCCTAATATATTCTCGATGTCACAGAGAATCACACTAGCACAGACACAATTACAGATAGCAACATCAAATCCTGCGTTACATAACATGTATCAGATCTACAGAAATATGTACGAGGCGATCGGTGTGAAAAATGTCGATGCAGTTTTACCTGCACCAGCGCCAACAGCGCCGATGGACCCAAGTATGGAGCATATAAATGCATTAGCAGGCAAACCTTTTCAAGCTTTTCCAGGTCAAGATCACAGAGCACACATCACAGCTCACCTAAATTTTATGTCGACCAATATTGTTAGAAATAATCCTGCAGTTATGGCAGCGATACAGAAAAATATTTTAGAACATATCAGTCTGATGGCTCAAGAACAGGTACAATTAGAGTTTAGAGAGCAATTACAGCAGATGATAATGATGCAACAGATGGCAGCAACAGATCCTAGGATGCAAGCACAGCTTCAAGCGCTTACAAATCAGGTCGAAGCGAGAAAATCTGTGCTGATCGCAGAGATGACAGAAGAATTTATGAAGGAAGAGAAGAAAATCACATCACAATTCGACTCTGATCCGCTTTTAAAACTAAAATCACGTGAGGTTGACCTTCGTGCGATGGAAAATGAGCGTAAAAAAGACAATGATGAAGCCCAAATCGACCTTGCAAGAGCAAGATTGATGCAACAAGGCGAGATTGCAGAAGATAAGATGGAACAGAACGAAGATTTAGCTAAATTAAGAGCTGGAGTTAGTCTTGCAAAGACCGGAGTCAAGCAAGCAGCGGTAATCACGGAGGATAATTAATGCCACTAAACAAAAAAGGTAAAAAAATTATGAAATCCAT